ATTGCTTCAGCTGTGGAATTTATTTCACCTATAAAAGTTCCGAATGAAGCACTTATAGTTCCAGATGTTGTATTAAGCACATCAAAAGCAGTATCTAGTAAGCCAGTTTCATCACGAGTAGTAACTTGCTTTGCAGCCATGTCAGCATATTTATCTGTAACTGCTTGCAGACTTGTAGCTTTGTTTGCGTTTATTGTAGCTAACTTCCTAGCAGTTTCCTCTTCACTATCAAAAAACGAAGTCGCCTTAACTTTCATGGTTTCGTAAAAGGCTTCGATGTTTATCTTAGTGGTTTCAACAAACTGTCTAACATTTAAGAAACCATTACGGAAACCGTCCACAAAAAAGTTAATAGCAGCAGTTGCGCCATTAGTTAGTGCAGTGAAAAAACTCTTAATCGTATTCCAGATTGTATTAAATGCTTTTGAATAAAATTCAATCACTGGGTTGAGTAATTTAGTAACATACTCAAAAACTGCTTTAAAACCATCTGCCATGCTTTTAGTAAATGTCTTCACATAGCCAGAAATAACTGTAAACGCAGCCTTGAAGTAACGAGCAAAATCATCAAAGTCAAAACCAAAAATATCTGACAAGATAAAGTAAAGACCTGTTAATGCTGTAACTGTTAAACCTATTGGACCGCCTAATAAAGTAAGTCCAGCTTTTAATATTCCCACAGCTGTAGAAGCTAACCCTGCTTTTGAAGCAGTTAATGCAAATCCTGTTGCTGTTTTAGCTAATGTTCCTAGAATTTGCCCAGTAAGAATCGCCGCTAGTGTCTTAGCGCCTATAGTCATCGCTCGCAGAACATCATTAAACTTTTCAGACTTAACGAAATCGTCTACTTTTCTAGAAAATTCTGTGGTCGCTTGAATAACTTTGCGAATAATAGGCTCTAGCATTTTGCCCATCGTAATCGCTAAACCTTCGTTGGCAGAATTAAGACTTAGCAAGTCACCTGTCATGTTATCAAAGTTAGTCTGCGCCATTTCTGTGGCTGTGCTTGTGCCTGTTAATGCTGCTTCTAACTTTCTAGCGTCACCTGCGCCGTTAATCATAATAGCCGCAGACTTCATTGCTTCAGCGCCAAACAAGCCAGTTAATTCTGTTAGACTCATATTCTCAGCAGCAAGATTTTCTAGCGCACCCGCAAGACCAACCATTGAAGGTTTGAATCTATCGTCAGCTTCGTTTTCTAGCTTCAACAACACTTGTCTAAAGCCTGTACCTGCTTCAGCAGCGAATAGACCGCCTTTAGCTAACAACTGAACGCCAACATTAGCCTCTTCAAAACTTAGCCCTGCTAAACTCGCAGCAACACCCGCATTCTTCATAGCTTGCGCTGTATCTGTAATGGAGGATGAACCTTCTTTAGCACCTGCNGCCAATACATTCACAAAACGGCTAGCTTCTTCTGCACCTGCGCCAAATTGGTTAAGAGATACGCCCACAGTAGACGCAGCATCAGCCAANCCAATACCCGCTGCTTCGGCTAACTTTACTGCTTCTTTTGTAACCGCAGCCAACGCTTCTTTGTTTGCAAGTAAGTCAGGCTTAGCACTAGCGATTAGCTTAAATGCGTCTGCCGCTTGGCTTGCAGATAGAGTTGTTGTCTTACCAATTAACGCTGCTTGCTCTTCGTAAAACTTTAGGTCTTTACCAGTAGCACCAGTAATAGCAGATAGCTCACTAATTGATTTAGTGAAACCGATAGTGTCTTGAGTAATCTTTTGGAAAATAGCGCCAACGCTAAGACCTGCCGCAGCAGCACCAAACAACTTCACAGCTTTAGAAGCTAATGAGCTTTGCTTGCCAAGTTTTTCCATTTGGGCAGTAGCTGCCGCAACGCCTGTGGATTTAGCTTGTATCTCAACGGTATATAAATCAGTCGCCATAATTATTTCCTAAAACTACCTGTCCGTAATGCTTGTTTAATAGCATCGTCATCTATCGTAGTTGCTTCAATATGCTTGTAAGGTGCTACCGCCGTACTGTCATGGTATCTACTAGCACAAGAAGTATAAATTGATGAAAGTCGTTTTAATGTGTGACTTTCCCACACGCTTAATTCTATTCCAGTTAACGCACACCAACTACTGATTTCCTGCCATGTGACTTCGCTAGGTCCAATCTGTGCTAGCAAGTCTATGACATAAGAAAAAGGCGCTATGTCGGGCATAATTGGGTCAATCATCGACTCAATTCGTGCCTTCGTAGCGCCTTTCTGGTTCGTAGTGAGCCAAGCCCAGTAGCGAACATAATCTTCAAGTAGCTGGCTTAAGTAAAAATGTAGTTAGCCCTATCAGCAGCAGCTTCTAACATTTGCTCGGCAATCCATGACCGTTTTTCGTATATCATCAAAGCATTCTCTTTATTACACTTCAGAGCTTCTTCGTTGTATACAATGCCCGACCAAGACACTGTGCATTCAGCTAATAAATCACGAACTTGTCGTTCGACTTCAGCGTCAGGCACTTTACCATTGCGATACTTGTTTGCGTTTTTTGCGGCATTTCGTTTTTGAGCCTGTTGCCATTTAGCCGAATCACGCCCAAGTATTTTAATGCTAATACTTTTGCCTTTATCGTCTTCAAGCGTTTCACCTGTTATAGGGTGAGCAAGGTCAACACTAATGCCGCTATTCGCAGCTTCTTTCAAATCAAATTGCGCTAAATCCATTCTGAGCTACCTTATGCAGTAACTGTCGAACGAGTGCGCTCCAAACTAATAGTCTTTTGAACTATTGAGTCTGCGCCCCCAGCGACAGTATCAAAAGAAACAACCTTACCAGTGAAATAGTCAATTGTTCCGTCTCGGTATGTAACCTCAAAAGAATAATCGGTATCCGCTGCTAGAGCTGCAAGAATAATAACTTGTCCAGCATCGTCATCATCACGGTTTACCGTAATAGAATCTGCGCCGTTATTGAAAGTGCCTTTGTATTTATCAGTGCTGCGTTGAGCAATAGGGTTGCTCGTTACAACATTATAAACTTGACCACCTGGAGTCCAATCAGTTACTTGACCAACTGTGGTAAAAGTAAGAGCGCCATAACCAGTGTCATCAAAGGTAGCGGGTAAAGAAGCCGAAACACCAATCGTGGTTTCGACAAGGGTCTGTACTGTATCAGGCATAAATCACCTCGTTATAAATGAAATATATCGTATCGAAACGACAATTGTGTACCAAGCATCCATTACTGTTCCTGCTTGGCGGCTTACTGAGCGTATTGTCGCAGATTGTCCAGAATATGCAACGCTACTCCCAATTGGGTAATGCGCCATAATTTCCTCTGCTTTAGTCTTTGGAGCAATCGCCCCGCCGTCTATAGGATAGCGCAAGATAACTCTAAAAATTCCACTTGTCTCGTTCATATCAGAAAGAGTCATAGAATCTATAGGGTTTGGTATGTTTATAAGCTCTGCATACGCTGTACCCGATACAGGTGTGTAAGGCATATTTTCGTAATTAACTGGAATGTCAAAAGAGCCATCTACAAAAGACTGCACGAATGCTTGGTCAATTTTTATGCTCATTTTGCAAACTTCCTAATATTCGTTTCTATTCTAGCAATGTTTTTAGCGACCATTCCATCGCGCTCTTCCCAGACTCCAACATAAGGGACATTATTAGTCAGATAAGTTGTATCACCTGCACCGCCTGACTTAGTATCCATATCTGATATAGTCTCAGCCTCACTTCTTATTGGAACTGTGCTAGTAGCAGGAGAACCAACAGTTGTCTGCCAGTTACCTTGCATTCTGCCAGTATCACGCCGTGTGTTTTCAATAACTCCAGTAAACAACGAAATCTTTACTGAGCGTACAAATTCATCAAGCGTGGAATTAGCGCGTTTGGCTATATCTTCTGCGTTTTTGATTATCATCGTCTTGCCTGTACAAAATAAACCAACGGAATACCCGCAGGGCTAGACTCTTTGATTGATACGATTGACCAGTTTTCACCACGAATAGTTATCGTATCAGTAGAAACAGGCTCAATAGTATTGTCTAAAATAATCATACGATCACTGCTTAATATTCTAGCACCGTCTATAAGCTCGTCAGCGTACTTCTGGACGATTGTATTTGGACTATAGATAACCGTAGTACCCGCAGTTACAGTACCTGTCACAGGGTCTATAGAGTCTCCTGTGGTGCGTTTAATCTCACCCACAGCGCCAAACTTAGTAATCAGCTTAGAAGCAGTAGCCGCTATGCTGTTATAGAAGGCTTCACTCATTAGCCCATCACCAACGGTACACCAAGACCGCCACGAACCATAAGAGCAGCTAGCAATGATTGGCTGCGAGAATGCCTAGCGATGCGTTGGCTATCAGCTACAGCGTATTCAACCTTAACTGCGCCTTTCACTTCTTCGCTCTTAATGCCTACTGAGCTAGATTGAGAAAGGTTATATAAGTCTTCACCCGCTTGTATGTCTAGTGCGAGCGACATCTGGCAATTCTTCACCAGTGTAGGTATTTCGTTATTCTGCCAACTGAAGTTATCTAAGTCGGTCAGATTGTTTCGTGGATAAGATAGCGGCTGATAACGCTCTACCATGTCACCCATTAACTGCGATTCTTTACTAGCGATATATTGGGCAGCTTTGATTAGCTGTACTTTGAAAGCATTAGTGTCTTCAACCGTAACGCCAAATCCCTCAGCGTAGGCTGTGTATTCAGCTATAGTCACATAGGTGTTAGCACCTAAGACAATAGAACCATCTTCAACAATCAAGGTAGCCATTTAATATCCCTACTTGCCTTTCGGCTTCTTTTTCTTGCCTTTGTTGTACATAAAATCACCACTTAACTTTATTTGCCCAGTACGCGCCGCTCATCTTACCTTTCTTTATGTTTTCAGCGTGTCTTGCCTGAAACGAAGCCCTGCGAGCAGCATCAGCTTTACTTTCGTTAGCGCGTTTAGGTGAACCTGAAACTCCCTGTTGTCCGAAGCGAATCGTTTTTATTTCATCGCCTTCTTTAGCGACAACAACATGAGATTTGGTCGGATGGTTAGGAGTGCGCTTTGGTTGGTTGTACTTATCCAGACCTAAACGAGTGAGTCTTGAATCTTTTGCCATGATAACCCCAGAAAGGGAAAAGGGGTGACCGAAGCCACCCCATTCCGTTTAGCCGAGAAGTACAGCAGCGAAGTCAGGCTTCCATACTTTGTAGCCGTACAAGCAAGAGACATCAAACATCGCCTTGTTGTAGCCTTTGTAGGCAGCTATTTCAAACACGAGACCGCTAACTGGGTCTTGTACTGTCAGACGGTCAACCGCAGCGTCACCGCCAGTAGGTTGTGCCATTGGACGCATACCGATTTCAACAGCAGCTTTGTGGAAAGCTACGTTACCAGTGAAGCTATCACCAACAGTAAGAGCAACGCCATCAGCAAGTGATTCGCGTAGACCAGTAGCACCGATAGTTACAACACCACCTGCAAGAGCGCCAGTTACGACATACTTGTTAGTATCACCCGCGAAAGTGATTACATCACCTGCGAGAATAGTACCAGTACCGCCGTCAACTGTAATTGCAGTAGCGCCAACAGCGTAAGTGCCGTCAGTAATGTA